AACATAGATGTTCCATAAGGAAGTTTTCTATCGTCACCTAATAATCTAAAGTGAGCAATCTCCCAAGCTTGGAATTCCATATCTTTATTTTTCCAAGTAAAACGTAGTTCTCTTGTTGGTAACTTAGCATCTGACATTTGCCCTGGGTTTTTAGATGCCGACCCTTCAATTCTTTCTATTTCAATGTTTGGTAATTGTTGTACACCAATGATACCTTTTTCAGGATCAATTTTTAAATACACAAAATCATCACCATACTTACATAAACCTCTAGCCCACATTTGTAGGTTAGTGTTTACATCTAATTTGTTGATAAATAAATCTTCTAATATTGTTTTAACTCTATCCGATTCAGAAAAGATTGTTAATATTTCACCCTTTTCTGAAAGTGTTGTAGATTCTTCTGCGTAGATGTCTAACGCCGCTGAAATTTCTGGAGTAAACTCCATAGATTCATAATCATATGTTGCGGCCAATCTATTTGGTTCATAATAAACCGATTGGTTATATAGAGATTGATCTAATTTAGACCACTTATCTGCAACGTATTGACTTTGTTGAGCTTGCAACATTGCCTTTTCGTACTCTTCTCTATTGTCCGTGTTTAGTATTTGGTCTTTAGAGAAATTAAATGAAGGTATCTGGTCTTTTTTTACCTGATTAGGGTAACCGAACATCCTTGTTAATTTCTGAAAGACTGTGTTATTATTCTCTGCCATCGTATATAAATAGTTTTCTTTATAATATAAACCTTTTTATTTAATTAGGAAATGTTATTTACTTTTTCCGAACAACCAAGAGAACTCTTTGTACATATCTTTTGGTACGTTATGGGGATTATCCTTATGGAAAAAACTTGGGTCGGTGGCCATCGCCCCGATCGGGTCTAAAGATGTACCATATGAATAGTGTGTTTTATTAACCTCATATGTTCTTTCTGACATAGTCCAAGACTCTAACATTGCTTTGTTGGCGTTTTCTGTTTTTTCAAGTTGATTAAAACAAATATCACCTGAATATAGGGCCATTGATAGACTCATAATGGCATCATCGTGAGAACCTTTCATATGGTCTGGTCTTCCATTCATATAAACAAATGTATTAAGTTCGTTTAATAATCTATTTGACCTAACTAAAAACCCCTTTCTTAACGCTTCTTCAAACGCTGCAACAATTTGAGTTCTTTTATTGTTGAAGTTTAACCCAGGAATCTTATCTAACGCCTTTTTATTATACTCCCAAATATTCTGAGTATTAATCCCATCAATATAAAGGTTTTTATAATTTAATTCTTGTAATTTTCTTGATGTTGCAACCCCCATACCTCCCGTAATATCAATTACTATAAAGGCGTTACCGTATAATATCCCCCATTTATAAGCTACCGAAGCTAAATCATCGGGTGGTATTTTACCAATATATTCGGCAACCTGTTCTCTATCGTCAAAATCTATAATGTTAATTGATGAAAAATCCTCACTATCACCCCTACTAACGTCAACACCCATAATGTATCTATGACCATTAATTGGTTCTTTCCATTGCCAAAACGTTCCTTGCATATACTTTTCAATCGGAACTCTAATCATATTCTTGGCAATATTTTCTTGAATGTCTCCAGGAATAACTCCATCTCCAGAACCTAAAAAGTCACATTCTAACTCCTGAGCAATCTTACGTCTATCGTATTTAAATTTCTTAGACATTGATTCAAACCAAGAAGAGAACGGTTTATAACCTTGTTCTTCTAATTCTCGGTAGTTACTCATATCGAAGTCATTAAGAACAACTTCATCATCGTTATATTGTTCCCTATTCAACATATAATGACATATGTCACTACATTTAACCCATCTTAAGTCTTTGGTATATCTTGGGTCTTTAAACCACCTTAAATCGGTTATATGGAAGTCATTGATACCTCTTAAAGCTTGGTCATAAACACCATAGTAAATTTGGTCATATCCATTTGGAGTTGAGATAAGAATAATCTTACCACCCGTTGATAGGGATGCCATAGATGCTGCCCAAAAATCATCACCAGCTTCGATATAAGCCGCCTCATCAAAAACAAGTACAGTTGGTGTAAAACCACGAAGAGCATCCGCAGATGTTGCAACCGCTTTAACTTCTGAACCGTTATTTAATCTAAATCTACTTTCTGAGTTCTTATCGGGCGAAAACCCAACATTTATCCATTCAGGCCATTGGTCAATGAAGTGTCTAACTTTATTAGCCATCTCAATTGCTGTATCACGTTTGTTTGCAATGATAAGAATTCTTTCAGGATTCTCAGGTTTTGCTAACTGTAACTTTTTTGATAACCAAGCCGCGGTTACTGTTGTTACCCCCGCTTGTCTATATTTTTTAGTGATATTTTCGTTGTAGTCTTCGTAGTCCTGAATCAATTGTATTTGGTCAGGAAATAAATCCATAGGTACATACTTCTTCTGAGTGTTATCATACGTTTGTAGATAGGTTCTCAGTGCATAAGGAGTGTCCTTTATAATTTTTGCGTATTCTAATAATTGTTCTGCTCTACTATTCATATATATAAATACAAAAAAAGGTGGTAAAACTTACCACCTTTGTATTATTCGTCTTCAGGTAACCTTATCCCAAGAGATCCAAGTAAATCATCTAAATTATCCCCGTCTCCACCTTCGTCACCATATTCCATATTATATTCTTCTTCCTCCCAATCCTCATTTCTTAATGATTCTTCAATGTCTTGAACCATTCTTGCGATAATCTCTTTACCTAATCTATCACCTCTCATTATTAACTTTGTAAGTTTAAAAAATTCTTCGGTAGTTAATGATGAAAATCTTGATATTAAATAATTTGCCAAATGCTTCTTATCGTCTTCAAATAATTTATCAGGATAGGATTCGATGAATTTTTCCCAGATAACTGGACCGAATCTAACGTCCCACATTTCTGCAGGTAAAGTGTCGGTTTTATTCATAACCATTTCGGCTGATTTTGGATCATCAGGTAAACCTTGAGTTGCCAAAACCTCCATTGTTCCTTTAATTAATTCGTGAACTAATACAGGGAAAAATACACCTCTTGCTTTAACAGTTGGTGGGTTAGTTTCGGTATCAAGTTCTTCTTTACCCGCAAAACCACCTCCTTGACCCGCACTCATTAATGCATCATCAGGGTATATCCAATAAAGTAAGTCGTTAATTGACATTAACACACCATACTTTCTTATAATTCCAGTACTCATTTGTTCAAGTCGTGTATTAACTAACTCAAACATATAATGACCTTTTTTTGCTGAACCTTGAATCAATGCATTTAATAATCTTCGTTTTGCAACTTCATCATTAAATTTATCGAAAGCGTTTATAGTTTGTTCAATATCTTCACCAGCTTCTTCAGAGTCTACACCAAATTGTTCTTCAACTTCTTCATCAGTTGGATTTTCTTCTTCTTGTGAAAAACCAGAATTGTCTATTTCACCAATACCAACTAATAGAGCGTCAAATTGTAATGACCCTTCCGGTATTGCCAATTCTTTCTTAACTAATTCAACGGCTAATTGTTCTAATTCTTGTTTATATGTTCTTTCGAACTGCATAATGTCCATCATATTCTGACGAGCTGCCATAGATAATTGAGCGAACGCATTTTGGTCGGTAACATTACCTTGGAAACCAGTATAATGTTTTACCTTTTGAACTGTATCAATAAAACGTTTTGATGCGATTAACTCTTCAAAGTTAGAAGGTAAACCTTCAGGTTTTTCTTGTGGAATGCCTGGGTTATCTTTATATGTATGTTCTTTATCCGCTAGCTTTGCTGCTATATCAGGATTAATTCTTTCTGGATTGTTACCGTAGTCTAATGGCATCTCTATAAGATTTCGTTCGATCAAATGTAACAATTTTTTCTTAGAAAACATAATTATTTTGAGTTTTTGAACTTAATTCCTAATTTATCAAACTTTAAGAATTCAGGTAATCCCTCTTCTCCTTCAGCTTTTGGTTTTGGATTATGTTTTGGTTCAAAAGGATTTTCTCTTTTTGGTTTACCAGGTTTTGTTGTTGGTTTCTCTCTAACAGGTGCATCGGTACCAGGTTTAGATGGTTCAGGTGCAGCTTCGTAAGTCATAAACTCAGGAGTACCATTGTGTCCTACTTTAACATTAGGTCCAGCTTCTTGTAATTTAAATTGAATCATTTCCATAATTTCATTTTTAGATGTAAAACTATGAAAATTTTTGTTAGTAACAGAAGATACCCACTCTTTTATATTTTCCTTTTTGTCTTTTTTATTAGAATCTTTCTTTTTTTGACCTTTTAAAATTTTGAAATCTTGAGCATCTATCTCACCATTGTGGTTCTTATCCAATTTTTTCTGATTACCCTTTAATTCTTCTTTCATTTCCTCTTCGTATGTTTCAATAGATTGGTTTTTATCTTTAGCATCTTTAATCTTTTGATTAACTAATGGATCTTTTTTTGATATCATTATATCTGCCTCACCTAATATTCTACTTGCAAATGTTGCAAGTTGTCTATCACTAAAATTAACTAGTGTTTTTTCTGAAAATCCTTCTTTTAATAAGGATTGAATAATTTCATTTCTTTTCATAATTCTTTGAATTTTATCTCTTCTTTTAATAATTGATAATCTCTTTGTTTTAGTTTTTTAGAAACAGATTCCAAAGATTCTCCAAACTTAAATGTAAGTCTATCGAACTCAGATTCAAAATCAAATTTCTCCCAAGCCAATGCAACTACACCATCTACAGCATCAATAACTCCGAAATAATCGGAGTCTTGAACTAATTCTAATTTTAAATCGGTATTTTTTAATAGACCAACTAAGTCCACATATTCTATTTCAGGTGATTTAGATCCAGATGTTGCTGAGGCCGGTATAACAAACCATTCCTCTATGTCAATTTCAGTTGATGAACTAAAGATAAATTCGTACTGTTTTTGACCTTTATAATCTGAACCAATTTCATTGACATAGATTAGATTCATTTTATTTGAAATATTTGCTTAGTGTTTCACCAACACTTTGATTAATTTCATTTTTGATTTTATCCATATCAATTTCTTGAATATCATCAGATTCTTCATCAATATCCGCATATTTTGATAAATCAATTTCACCAGTTTCAACGGGTGTATTAATAAATGATTCTAAAGCGTCCATTGGTTCATATTCACCTGTTAGTCTCGCCATTGATAATTCTTCATCAATATCCTCATCAGATGTAGGTTCTTCAGTTGGAACTTCTTCATCATCACCCATTTCAGGTTCTTCAGCTGGAATTTCCTCATCATCACCAAAATCTTCATCTCTTTCAAATTTCTTAGAAATCTCTTCGATATCCTCTTCTTCAAGTTTATCTAAATCAACTGCGGATATAATCATATTAAGAACATACTTAATATCATCACTCTCCATTTTTTCTTTTTGATCTCTTAATTCTTGACCAAGTTTACCTGCAAATTTTTGTACTTCAGCCATATAATCAGAAGGTTTTCCTTCCGAACTTGTTTCACCACCCATATCTTCACCACCCATATCGTCCGATGGAACTTCAGTATCTGGAGCCTCCATATCAGGAGCTGGCATATCTGAAGATGGTTCAGCGGCAGGTGCCTCCATATCAGGAGCTGGCATATCTGAAGATGGTTCAGCAACAGGTGCTGGTGCATCCATAGCTTCAGGAGCGGGCATCTCTTCTTGAGGTTTGTTTTGTTTTAAAACATATTTTGTTGCTTCTTGTAGTTCTTCTTGACCCTTAACCAATTCAAGTCTTTTTAACGCTTCAGCGTATGAAGAAAATTTGTTTTTATTCTTCATAAACATACCACCGATATAATCGAGTGACGATTCGTTTAATCCTCTTTTAACATAGTATCCGTCTTTTTCTCTAACGATACCATATACTCCACCACCATTCTTAGCTTCTGAAACTAATTCTGTTGATTTTGATTGTTGGTTATTATTTGCGTTCTTATAGTAAGTTAATTCGAGGATTCTTTTTAATTTGTCATCCCCGTTTAATTTCTCACTTCCAAGTGATTTAAATTCTGCCATTTTGATATTAATTAAGATATACTTATTCTTATCCTATAAATACATAGATATATAGAAAAAAATAAGGTTCCCTATTGTGTTATGGACAATTTCTTATCTGTTATGTCCGTTTTTAGTTTTAGTAACTTATCGATGTATCCGTTTCTTCTAAGTAATTTAAAGGTTAGATTCTCATAAGAATACTCTCCACCCGACTCTAAACCACTTTGTCTGAATTGTTTTAATTTTTTTCTTAACGATTCAATCTTAGGTAAAACTTCATTACTAAGTCCCAAATCAATCAATTGATCTATTTTCTTAGCAAAGTCCTCACCCTTCTCCAATATTTTTCTATCGTCAATGTTAGGTGTTTCCTTTTTAGGTTCAATTTCCCACTTATCGTGTAAAATAGAATAAACACCCGAAGAAATGTGCGGTTCCTCCACATCTTGAACATAAACTTCCACATCAAAACCTTTAATCTTGATGTCGTGTTTCTCATTCCAAACATTCTTTTTAGCATCGAAAAATTCTTTAATGATTGTCTGTAGAATGGGTGAATCGTTATCACCATCTATTTCACCCATATCTATTAATACGTGTAAATCGACATCAGAAAATTCCGACCAATTGTAATTTGATAAAGAACCAGTCAATACTATGTCGTGAATAAAGAATTCAATACCAAAAGATTCAACAAAATCGTCAGCAATCTCAAGCAAACGTTTTCTAACGACTTCTTTCATTTTGAAACCATCCTTTGATTCGTCAAAAATTTCATTTGACAAAGTGTCTTTGGTTTCAAAAGATTTAACTATCTTTTCGTCATCTTTAGTGTACTCAACTAGTTCTTCAAATAAACTCATTTTACTTTGGTAAATTTGTGTGTTTTGGATATCTCCTGATTAAAATACTTCCCCTGGGATTCGGCCATTCTAAATTTAGTGAACTTAGCCCAAGGAATCTTTTCGTATTCATAAATAGATCCATTATTAAAAGTTACCGATAATTTCTCTTCTTCAGTGAAATATGTTGCACTCTGTAAGTTTGATGATTTAATTGTAACTTCAATCAAGTTACCATTAATCGATTCTGATATAATACCCATAGTTTTATGTTTTTATAAGAATATACTAAATAAATATCAAATAAAAAACCCCTCGTTTGTGAGGGGTCTATATATTTTCAATAATTTCTTGATTATTTCATACATTCCTGTAAATCAGCGTCTTGTTGATTTTGTTCAGCGTCCATCGCTCTTACCATTGATTTAGTTAATGAATTGAAAACTTCTTCTCCATATCTCTCTTGAATGTTGTTCTCTTGACGTAAATCTTTGAATTTACCCCCAACCAAGAAACCTAAAACATTAGCTAATAATACTCTTCTGAATGATTTAGCCGAGGCTTCACTTTTTTCCATACCACCTTTTACTAATTTGATGTATGAATTAATATCTACAACGGTTTTCATATCGTTATTTGAATCTATATTAATTTGTTTTTCAGATTTTGGTTTGTCACTAGACTCATATGAACTTAGATATTTCTTAATCGCCATATGTCTAACGGTACCATCTTTTTTAACAAACGCAACACTTACAATTTTGTTAGATTCGATTGCCGCTCTTAAATCAGATAAATCTTCCGATGTTTGGAAATCTTGATGTGATAACGCCATTTCATTTGCGTCTATCATTTCTTGTATCATTTTAGTTAATTCAGATTCGGTCAATCTTAATATTCTTCCCATAATATTCTATATTTCTATATAAATATTGGTAAATAATAAAAAACCCCCATAATTGGGGGTCTTTATTAATTAAGAGATATAATTCTTTCTAACGGCTTCTTTTTATCAATCGGTAACGTTAGTTCTAAAATTCCATTTTCAACCTTACCCTCAACATCTTTTTCTTTAACGTCATCAGGTAATGAGTAAGATTTGGTGAAACTATTCACAAAGTGGGACGTTTCACTCTTTTCTTCTTTTGAATAAGAAATTTTAATTATACCATCTTTAATGGTGATTTTTAAATCTTCCTTGGTTAAACCAGGAACACCCATAAGAACCTTATACTCCATTTCGTTTTTAGTAACGTTTATTTGTGGAGAGGTTCCTACTCTCGATTGTTCAAACACATTATCCAATGTGTTGAAGAACGGGTCTTTAAATAATGTTATCATAATAATATTGTTTTTGTACTTTTGTACAATTTATTTGCCAAATGTCTAAAAGTGACATTTAGACATTTGTTAGACATTTTTTTAGACATTTTGTCTTAATTTTGTTTTTAGAATAATTTATGTTACATTTGTACAAAATAAAACTTATTAATATGGCTGTAGATTTTTTTGAAGAAGGACCACAAACTAACCCAAGGAAAGTTCGTAAAGGTTCAGAAACACCAATTTTAGATAATTTCTCAAGGGACCTAACTAAGATTGCGGAAGAAGGTAAAATTGACCCAGTAATTGGTCGAGATAAAGAAGTGAAAAGAATTGCACAGATTCTGTCCCGTAAGAAAAAAAATAATGCAGTTATCGTGGGAGACGCTGGTGTGGGTAAAACTGCGTTAGTTGAAAAATTGGCTTTAATGATTTATAAGGGTGAATGTCCCACCAATCTTTTGGATAAGAGAGTCGTTTCCCTTGATTTAACTTCACTTGTTGCGGGTACAAAATATCGTGGACAATTTGAAGAAAGGATTAAGGCGATTTTAAATGAGTTACAACAAGTAACTAACGTTGTGGTTTTTATTGATGAATTACATACAATGGTTGGAGCGGGAAATGCTAGTGGTGCAATGGATGCTGCTAACATATTAAAACCAGCACTTGCAAGAGGTGAGATTCAATGTATTGGAGCAACTACTTTTGATGAATATAAGAAACATTTAGAAAAAGATTCGGCACTTGTAAGGAGATTTCAAAAAATCATTCTAAAGGAACCAAATCAATCTGAAACAATTGAGATATTAAAAAATCTTAAATCATCATACGAAACGTTTCATAAGGTACAATATGAAGATAATGTTATTGAAACAGTTGTCAAACTTTCAAATAGATACATTACAGATAGACAATTTCCAGATAAAGCTATTGATGTATTAGATGAATTGGGTTCGGAAAAAAGAGTAAGTAGTAGAATACCAGAGTCAATTGAGAAATTGAAAAAATCAGTTGATGAAATTAAAGAAAAAAAGATTCAAGTGGTTAAGAGTCAAAATTATGAACAAGCCGCAAAATTAAGGGATGAGGAAAGAAAGTTAATCACTAAACTTGAAGATGAGAAACAAAAATGGTCAGATAGTTTAAAAGAAAATAAAACACCAGTTACTGTTGATGATGTTTATAATATTATATCAGATATGACAGGTGTTCCAATTACTAAATTAGACTCTAAAGAAACTGAGAAACTTTTAAAAATGGAATCTCTTTTATCTGCTAAGGTAATCGGACAAGATGACGCAATTGCAACTATCTCTAAATCAATCAGAAGAAACCGTGTGGGTATTAAAGAAGCAAATAAACCAATTGGTTCATTTATTTTTATTGGTTCCACGGGTGTTGGTAAAACATTCTTAGCTAAATCAATTGCTGAGTTATTGTTTGGTGATCCCGAAAAAATAATTCGAGTTGATATGAGTGAGTTTATGGAAAAACACAATGTATCAAAACTAATTGGTTCTCCTCCAGGTTATGTTGGATATGATGAAGGAGGTCAATTGACTGAGAAAGTTAAAAATAACCCCTTCTCTGTGATTTTATTTGATGAAATTGAGAAAGCACATAAAGATGTATTCAATATTTTATTACAAATTTTAGATGAGGGACATTTAACCGATTCATTTGGTAGAAAAGTAAACTTCACCAACACAATCATTATTATGACTTCTAACGTTGGAGCAAAGCGTGTTTCTGATTTTGGGGGTGGGGTTGGATTTACCACTGTATCGAGCGAACAACAAAAATCTGAGGTTAAAAGATCAATCATACAAAAGGCATTAAAACAACAATTTAATCCTGAATTCCTAAATCGTATTGATGATATTATTTTATTTAACGCACTTAACGAAGAAACTCTTAAAAAGATTATTCAAATTGAGGTTGGTAAATTAAATAATAGATTAACCGATAAGGGTTATAAGATTACTTTTGATAAATCTGTAATTGATAGAATTTATGAATTAAACACCCAAGAGGAATATGGTGCAAGACCTTTAAAACGTATCATTCAAAATTTATGTGAAGATTTCCTAAGTGAAGAAATATTACGAGGAAATATTAAAGAAAATGAGAATATTACTTTAAAGTATAAGGCTGAAAAACTAACGATTGTAAAAAAATTATTGTAAATAGTTGACTTTTTACATAAAGCATATATATTTATATTCTTGGAGGTTCTCTTTGTCGATTACCTTTTCGTTTTTTTTCATAAGTAAGTGGGGTTGAACCCACCGAAAGACCTTAAAACCCCGACACATCGTTGGGGTTTTTTATTGCTAAATTTGGTATAATCATTATTTCTTCGTATATTTACACTTATGAAGAAATATATATTCGTTTTCGCACTTTCTGCTATTGTAGCATTAACTGCGTGTGGTACAGGGTCTACCACAACTGAACAAACAGACTCAACATCGGTTAATGTTGATTCAGCTGCGGTTAACGCAATTGACTCTACTGTAGTGGCAACTCCTACTGACTCTTCTAAAAAAGAAGAGGTTAAGTAACCAAATATGGGTTGGGAGAGATTTTTCCCAACCCATTTCTATTTATTAATAAAGTATGAATATGGAGGACAAAGAATATACTGGTGACTTAATATTATTAAGAGGATTACCTGGAAGTGGCAAATCATCGTTAGGTGATATAATTCTACACTGTCCAGGGTCTAATACCCCCGATGTACTATCTGCGGATAATTTCTTTATGGATGATAAAGGAAATTATAATTTTGATGCAACTAAATTAAAACAAGCACATAACGATTGTCAACAAAAATGTGCCGAAAGAATGAAATTAGAAATTTCTAGAATTGTTATTGCAAATACTTTCACCGAAAAATGGGAAATGGACACATACTATCAAATGGCGGAAAGATACAAATACAGAGTACATACTGTTATTGTAGAAAATAGACACGAAAGTAAAAACGTCCACAGTGTTCCAGACGAAAAATTGGAACAAATGAAAAATAGATTTGAAATTAAACTCTAAAATGAGTCAATTTATTAGTTCGTTTATTAATACTGTTCACCCAAACCAAAAAAGAAACAAACCTTTAATAAAGAGTTGTGTTAGAAAAATTAGAAAAATATTACGCAGATGGTTTGTTAATAAAACAAACTCACCCAACTAAAGATTTAACTATTTGGAATTATTCCCAAAAAGTTCAATATGAAAAACTATGGGATGACATTACTATGCAGTGTCGTGGATTGGTTACCGATTCAAAAGGTCAAATAGTTGCGAGACCATTTAAAAAATTCTTTAACTTAGAAGAAATGGATTCACCACCTAGTGGTGAATTTAAAGTTTATGAGAAAATGGATGGATCGTTAGGTATACTTTTTTATTATGAAGAAGAATTAACCGACGAAAAAAGATATAACATATGGTTTAATAACAACTATGAAACTGGTATGGAAAGGTTCTTTGATTCAAACAATTTACCTGATTATG